ATTCCGAGGGACAAAAGAAGCTGTCTTACTTGATCTCTAAGCCGCAAGTTCTGAATAGTAAGAGCGACGTGCCCTGTCTCATTTAGCTTTCCTCCATCTGCACTAAAAAGCCCCCTTAAAAAGGCTTGTCTATATTCAATTGGCAGAACGTGCAAAACAGAAGGGATCGATTTCCCTCCTTCTTTTTTATTGGAGGAGGTAAAGCCCAAAGAAATTAGCCATCTATAAAAATCCGTGTCATAAAGACAGGTATTTATCTCGTTCGCAGAACAAGACTTAAATCCACGTTTTTCACAAATATCTGTCCGTTTTTCTTCTGTAAGGAATTTCTCTTTTTGTTTTGGATTTAAACCAAAATCCCGCATAACGTTGGCGTGGTGTTCCCACAAATCCCTTTCTTTAGAAGGATGATAAAAAAGATAAATTTTCGCACCACATCTGGCACCTGGAGCAGACAACGTCCCATCGCCAGTGATCCATCCTAAGATTTCCATCATTTCAAGAGTAAGAGGTTTACCTTTATATGCCGGAACGTCTACCGAACCTTCAACTGGAATCTTGTTGACCAAAACATTGTCACCTACAAGAAGTTCAAATTGATGCTTCCACACGAGATCTCCAGTTTTACCCAGAACTCGAAACCTATGATCTGGAGATGTCTTTATCTCATACCCACCGGATAAAGTTGTTTCTACTAATTTCTTCTTACCAGACCTAAAGGCTCTTCCTTTTGCCCAGTTCTCTCCATTCCAAATCGTAACTGGCTTTTCTTTTTCACAGCCGACAATCTTTTCAACGGCAACCAGCCCTTCTGAAGTAAGAATTCTAGTGTCTGGAGAAATACATTCAGATAAAGCCTGACTGTTAGTTCCTCTAGATAGATATGACCATCCAGGCAGTTCATCAGGCGACATCATGAACGCAGTAAGAATTTCACGTGCATTTAAGTCGGTTAGATACTGGAACTCCATATCTCTACTGCCAGATGAGTCAATAGGCTTCCAGTCGATTTCTGCATCTGAATTAAAGCCCAGGACCGGCATTCTAAAAGCGTTTTGGGCCGAATTTATATTTGCATTAAAGTTCTGCTTTATATTATTTATTAACGTAGGGTTTACGTCTTCGCTTTTAATAATGAGCATCCCTCTAGTAGCTCTGCCGTTCTGAAAGTAAACCTTATTATGAGTAGTGATGCTTAAGTGCGTTGTAATTGCACTAATAACAGTATCAATAGGAGTTACTGGGAAACCATCAAGCTCTACGTTGCCTACTGGATAGAAGTTCCAGCATTTCATTTCATGGTCAGTAAATACTTCAAAGGGGCGGCCATCAATAACCTGTACCCATACGTACTCGTTGTCTTTGTTCCAATTTTCCTTTACTAGGTCTTTCCTGCCAGTAACGGTCTGAATTAGAGCAAACGCTTCATCACGAATTGACTGTTTTGCGGATTCATTATCTGCCGCAGCAGGATAGATGGTGCCAGCGTCAGTATGGCAAAAATGATGGAACCGTTTTTCATCAGTTCTTAAATCATCGCTTCTAACAATTTCAGTGGCAATTCTACCTACAACCTGGCTATCTCTAGCAACCAATGATAGATATTCTGCAAATGTTTTCTGATGATGCCCCTTAATACCTTCGGTATGGCCACAAGCAGCAAACAGATCAATAGCCTTTTGGATCTTCTCAGCCAACACCTGCTTCTCTTCATCATTCATCACGTCCGTAACGCCGGCATTAGGACGAATAAGATAACCCGTACTAAACCTATCAGGTCTTGGACGGCCAAAAGACGATACGTGGTTTTGTCTAGCCCTTACAATGTTAGAAACTAGAGAATCCTGAATTGCAATTCGCTTAAGAACTGCATCAGGCAGCAACCGCATTTTTTGCTTGTAGATGCCTGCATAGGTATTATACTGCGTAGGGTCTGTTTCAAACGCTAAACGCTCAATAGCATTATCTGGGCCATTTAGAACGTTTAAAATAGACTTGCTTAAGGATCCTTCGTCTTTTACCTTTACAACTGATTTATAATAGGCATCTTCCTCTGGGGTAATCCCATAGACGAAATTAATCTTATTCTCTTTTGATTTCTTTACCATTATTCAGCCGTAATGACCCTTACGCGGGCCTGTTGAGTAGACTTATTAGTGATCGCCATGGAATAAATGATGGAAGAAGACATCCATGGACCAATCTTGCCGTTATCTCCAGCCAAGAATGGAACAATTGCAGGGATTGCATGGCCATTAAGTGTCAAAACGATCTCCTGATTGGTTTCTAGATAGATAAACCTCTTAGCTTGGTCGAAGACTACAATCGAACCTAAACCAGGGGTTACTGTTTGTGAGGGCAACGGTGCCGTTGACTCAAATTCAATCCACTTATAGGTAACGCCTAGAATCTCGTAACTGTGCAACAATGCTGGAGAAAATCCAGAAACCAACTGAATTACATCATCGATCTGAACACCAGCAGAAGAAAACACCATGAACTGGTCGACATCAGTAATTGCAACAGTTTGACTAAATCCAGCAAAAACAGTTCCCGTCTCTCTTACGAGAGTCAATTGAGTATCAGTAGCATCTAGAACTACCCAACTACCCTCATTTAGGGTATTAAAAGTAGAAGTGTCTCCAGTAGTCGTACCTGGAATGAAAACATCATCGCCAACCTGCACACCTGAGAAGGCTAAAGAAAGCGAACTAGTAATAATTGCAGTTAAATTTGGTTGGACTGCAATTGTGAGACTGCCGCCAGTTAATGATAGCTCTCTATCTGTTCTAAAAATAGGATTTTCGCCCCCCGACCAAGTTAAACGATATTTATTTCCACCTAGAGCAGATGGAGCAACGCTAAATTCGCTACTCGCATCATAGGCTAGAGTTCTAGTGCCATCAAAAATGGTTTTAGAAGCCAATGCAGGCAGATAGTACTCGTTGTTCGCTGGCGACTCTACTGGAATCCCTTGTAGGGTATCTCTATTCCAGTTAACTACCTGCAATTTTGGGGAGTTAGTCTGATTTGTATCGTCAAAGGCGACGATTTTAATGAACGAATTTAAGGTAGGCATCGTAGTAAAGATTGCATACGACGATTGACCTTCCCTATGAGAAATCATAAATAATTCCGCCGCCTCTGCCACCTTTTTTGCTCTTTTCTATAGGTATAGCTTGGTTTTCGCTATTATAGTAGTCAAAGACCAAATGCTTACCATCCAAAGACGATATTTCTACCTTCCTTGTCCTTGGCTTACCTGAAAAATCTTCCCCTGTAAGCTCTGCAATCTTCTGTGACATCCAAGTATTAGTATGATACTGAACGCCAGTTTCATCTGCATAAGGCTTAGTATCCACAGCCTCTGCAGTGTCTGATACCGTTTTGCCCCTATAAGGGAAGACGTTCATAATGCAATACCTTAAAGCGTCAGGTAAGTCCTTATTATCATCCGAAATAAGATCAGTGGGTTTATTTGCAGCATCTAGCTTCCAGTGGTGCTCTCTGGTGTACTTTATCAATAAGTCCATTCCAGGATCTTCACCTACTTCTCTAACGAACAATAGCTCTGGATCTGCACCGAAGGTAGGAGTAAGCTTCATTTGGACGCAAGAGATGCCGCCTATAACGCTACCTTTTATCTTTTTCCACTTAACCATTCTAAATTGATTGGTCTTAAATACGCGAATTAATTGAGCATTTTCAGGGTCTGCAAAAATTGCAGGGTTGTCCACTTTGAACTGCTTCATAAGCTCAAGCTGCTGATCTGGCTCTAATTCTGGCACACCTACTGCTTGAGTAATAAAGAACTTTGATAGATCTTTAAATCCATGCACATATGCAAATAAGTGGGAGTAACCGAAGTCCATGCCGCCAGCAAAAGGAAGCTCCCTAGTCTTTGCAAAGGCTACTAGTTCCTTCTTGGTCATATTAGGACCATGCACTGGGGCTTCACCCATTATTTTGTAAAAAGCCTCTGCAGGTGTTATTACATGGCGCTGTTCGTCAAATCTAGGGTATACCAATCCAGTAGTATCTGGTCTCAAACATAGCAGCTGAGCTTTTCCCATGCCTAGAGTGTTATTTCTAAACTGGTTCTGTACGTGCGCGATTTTCTTGAGGAATTTAGACTTGCAAGGCTGTTTGGTTGCCAACCTACCTTTGCACACGCCGAACAATTTGCAGCGACTTAAACAACCTGCATAACTTTCATCTTTTTCGTACCTCTCTTGCTCTTTAGCGGGTAAGGCATTGTAGTCAGACTCTGAAATAGCTGTTAATAGCTCATCAGACCTATAGACGGTTGTCTTGGGCAAGTCTGGAAGATGTCTATCAGCAGGACAAGCCTCTGTGACGTCCAGTACATTCCAATGTTTAATAATAAGACCAGTTCTTTTAGCATTGTTAATTTCATCTTGCACTAGACCGAATGCAGTTTTTCTAGTAGAAGTAAGAACGGTAAGTGGAAGCCTTACGTCTCCATTTTTAGAAAAAGAAGAAGATGGAATGTTGACAGATTCTCGATAAGCGGCAACTGCCTCTTCTCCAAGCATAACGTCAATTTCATCAAGAACCAACATCCCATGCTTCCCATTACAGGACTGCACAGTAGCTACAATTACTTCTACGTTATTGTTCACCATCTCGTATAAATTCTGCTCTTCAGAACTTAACGATTTCCACTCTTCTCCAGATAAATTTGGCAAAGACGGATCTTTAGGAGCATAAAAGAAGATCCCTGTCAAAGTCTTAGAGTCGCCTTCAACAAACGGCCTTAGACCTGGCCTCATTAAAGACTTTTTGATATACCTCTGAACAGTAATAGACTGCTCTTTAATTGCAGCAAGGTGGAAGATGTTATTCCTGGCATGCAAAAGAAGCATGACTTCAATTACAGATTCAGAAAGAGACTTGCCACCTTCACGGGCTGAGTAATACAAGACCCTTGAGATGCTTTCATCTTTACAACCATGAACTTGGTGGGTATAACAATCCCAGACCATATCCAGAGGGGACGAATTAGAGGCTTCATCTACCTGCACACCTGGAAGGTCAATATCTAAGAAAAACTCTACCCAGTCATGCAGCTCCTGCCTGTCTTCACAGGGTTTAAACAGCAGCTGCCTAATTTTAAGTTCATCAGGTGTAAAAGTAACGGCCATTACTTTTCTTCCTTTTCAGCTCGCTTTAACGCAGCTAACTGACTAATACTAGTAGCCAATGAGATAGGCGTAGGCTCTGGCTCTTTAGGCTTTACTGTCTCGGTATGGTTAACTTCGCCAGTTACCTGGACCCTCTTGATAGAGTCTTGTCCCGTAAGCTTCATAAGGATCTCAACACCTTCACGATAGCTTCTAAGGCTATCTATGGTCATGCAGTCGTTTAATTCCTTCGGATCTTCAGTCTGCAAGAACCGCCTTAGCTTTTGACCGTGCTTCTTATGCGACGCGGCCAACAAAGTAGCTACAAAGTTTGCACCTTCTGCAACAACTTGCACAGCGCGGTCTTTAGCTCTATCATAAAGTGCTTCTAGATACTCCTGGCGCTTTATGTTCCATGCACCTTCTACTGCACTATTAACAATAGTTCCTAAACCAACTTCAGGGTTCATTTCAGCAATTTCTGCTAAAGTTAACCCTTCTAGAAACGAAGAATAGAACTGCAGGGCCTTAGACGTACCTAATGAGTAGGTTTCTACTCCACCTTTTTGATAGTTCGTCTTGAACTTAGCTAAAGCTACTTTTTCAGTATCGCTAAGCCACGACTTAGGATCGATTACGACTTCGGCGTCGATTACTGGGCTTACGCTTAGGCTGTTTCCTGGCTTTTCTGGTGTTAATGGGGGCACGTTGAACACAATCCTCAGTACCAAAGATTGTTTCAGAGTTAAACAAAATCTGTATCTTCCACTCTTCCCCTAGCAAAAACTGCACATTCTTCAACAGTTCCTTAAGCCTTACTAGATATTTAGCATTAACCGTAGGCAGTTTAGGAGCCTTCCAGATAAACTTAATAATGCAATTATCCATGTCTACTTCGGCCTCAGAAGACTCCAAAGAAGTATCTACTGCATATGGCCAATATTTCAGCTGTGTTATTTGCAGTTCATGCAGAACGCCAAATTGCTGAAAAAGAGACCTTAGCCCCAATAGTTGAGTTTCAGTACTAATCGATTTACCTGTCATTATACACCTAAAACAGACAGCCTTTCGTTTGCAGCATCCATCAGAAGATTCAAGTCGGTTCCTTTAGGGGGATTAAACCCCTTTGAGAACTTACCAAAAGAAACTGCAATTCCATCAGATTCTGACACCTTAGATTGCTTCACCCTAGTGGGAAACGACCTGCATTTAGCCTTATATGCAGCTTTGTATGCTAGAGTTTTCTTGGAAATGTAGTCGGAGCTACCAAATATGTCGATTCTAACATCTGCATTTTGCGGCACAGTAATTACAGTAGGTTCAGACCCTTCTTGATCCACAAACTTTACGATTTTCTTACACGCAGGCGAGGTTGAGATAGATTCTACAATCCTATAGTTACCTGCGCCATCAAATTCTACTACGTATAGGAATCGATCTTGATTAGCATCGGATAGTGTGCGCCATCGAGGACTTCCAGCGTACCAGACCTTACCAAAAGCATGCGGCGTGTGCACATGCCCTGAGATTATGTTATCAAATGGCACAGCTACTGGATTAATTGCATCTTTTGCATAAAATCCATCGGTATATCTAGCCCCATCAAATGTTTGATGACAAATGAGAGTTTTGCCAGTAAGATCGCTACAGGCTTCCATAAATTTAACAGGATCGTAGTAGTAAGGAAGTGCAGCTACGCCAGGAAAAAGTTCTGTAGGCTTATCGACAATCGTAAGCTTCTTATGACCTTTCTTGTGACAAATAAGAGCATGAGGGTTCATAATACTCGGGGAGAAGAAGTCATGATTGCCTAGCACGGCCACAATAGAACTTACGTTCTGTCCTACTTCGTCAAAGAAACCGTTCCAATAATCAACACAAACCGTAGAAAGAACAGAATGAGAATGATAACAATCGCCTGTGATAATTACAGTATCCAGATCGTTTTTCTTTAAAGTGTCCAGCACAAGCTGCTTCAGAGCTAGACAATCATCTAGCTCCTGTGGAACGACATGAGGATCACCTATTAGGAGGGCTTTTACCACTTTGTGGTTTTCCCCGCACCGGAGACTTCGTCAAGGTCCAAGCAAGCATCGGCCAACTCTCGATTAAGCAAGGCAGCGGCATGCATCGTTACGAAAAGATCTGAACGCAAAGTCTTTTTTGCTGCTTTCTTTTCTTTTTCTGTTCCATTCAGCATATGGGACATAACGGTACCATAGATAGAATGCCCCCGAACAAGTTTTTCCGTTCCATCTGAATAGCTTTCTAGGTACAAAACATAGGCTTGGGGGGGCATACTCCGACTGGCCATTACATTTAAGCCCATGTAGTCGCGAGAAACTAACTTTGGAATAGAAATGGCCATTACTCAGCCTTATCTCTAATTACAAGAATTTCGCTAAACGGCACCAAAATGAATTCAATAGCCGTCTTGACCTCTTTTTCACCTACAATTTCAGCAGTACACAAAAGATCAACGCAGGTGCATTTATCTTTACCCCATGGATGAACATACCTATCGGCCCGAACATAAGCAATTTGGCCTGCTTTAATATCAGCTTCATGATCTCCATCAACTACATGAGCATCTACTAGAACTTCAAGCCCTTCTAGAACGCTTCCAGCCTTAATTAAGTTGACCTTACCCTTCATAACAGGTTCGTTATGGGGCTTTGGAAATGGCCTGCAAATAACTTGCTTATTTATCGTTCTTAGCACCTTCAAACTCCTTATCAACTACAGTCTTAAATTTACTCAAGTATTGATCAATAGTCAGGTTTCTAGCTGCACTAAGTGCAACTAACCCTTTATGCAGAATTCCCGCATCTAACTGCAGCACATTGCCAATGTTATCACCAATTGCAATCCTGTCAAGTGCATTCGGCAAATCTCCAAACGATTTGGTTTGAATCTCTTTGACTTCATTTACCGACAAGTAGGCGTTAATGACTGCTTTCATTCTGCAAAAACCTCTAAGACTTTAGCCCTGATTTCATTTAAGGCAACACTCTTTGCAATTACTGCAGAAATGCCTGCAGCGTTGGGTTTAACCTCAGTAACCTTCTTGAACTGCCTTAAAGCTTCTACAAGTGGGAGGATTTCTTGTTCACTGTAGTCTCTATCTAGAATCACAATTAAAGCATTGATTTCATTGGGCATTTTGTACCTCGAATTCGATTCCTTTCAACCGCAAGAGTTTTTGATCTGTTAATGATAGTTTCCTTATGTTGCCAAACATAAGCTGCATGCTTTCATCAATTTCAAATGCACAGTCAGGTCTAGATTCATCAGGTGCTGCAATTCTAGAGATATTATCGCTACCCATCTTTTCATCGTCTACTGGCGGCCTAGTATCAACCGAAACAACACCTGCAGCCTGTAGCAGATTCCGCATTGTATCAGTATCGGCCTTCTTTTCGCAATCGGTATTAATTAATCCTAACATTTCTTCTTCGTTAATGTCATCTTTAGGATGCCTAGCCAGATACTTATTGGCTCGATAAAGGCGCTTGCGATCTTCTGGATAAAAGTGCAGGATTGTCTCTGAATTGCTAGTAACTACTCCGTTAGGGAGAAGGAAGTTGTGCTTGGGGTGGGAGACTTCAAGATCGTACATCCTTCTGTAGCCCACGAAACGGACCTTAACGATCTTTCTCAAGCCAAGCTCGCCTACCTGAGATAGTGGGGCATAACTAAACTGTTTACCTTTTACCGAAAGATCCCCTTCATTATCGTGAATTGGAGCCAAGGTAGTTGGCTCTCCCACATAGACAGACAGGTCATCGTTCATTATCTGAT